TTCCAGGAACACGTCACGAAGGTCAGGACAGAAGCGAAACTCATATGCGTAGCCAACCGCCTTGCCTGCAAAATACATTGCATTGGAGACGGCGGCGTTCTGGTTCGCACGCATGTTGAAGCGGCCAATAGCCTTGCCAAGAAGGGGGACCGTGAGGTACATCCCGTCTTGGGTCGGCACAAAAAGCCGGCTCAGGAAGGAAGCGTCAACTAGTCCAGAATGGACCTTGACGCGTGCTACCATCTGAGCCTCTTTGGCCACTCCCTCATACGTCTTGGCAGGAGAACGCGCAGACATACCGTCTACGGTGGCTACCATATCATCACCCAACAGTAAAGACCGGCTGGAACGGGCGCGAAGGGCAGTCAATGCCCCAGTCAAAATGCACCCGTTCCAAAAGGTGTTGCGGAAGGTGGTGTCAGTGGCTCCCGTCGGCAATTGGTGCTCTAGAGTTGCACGTGCGCCATGCCCATAGTTGACCACCTGAAATTGGTTAGTACGGCTGTGAAGCCGACAAAACCATTCAGGGGCACCAAGGCGTCGCATCAACATCAACTCTAGAACTTGCACGTCGGCACACTGAGTCTTGTCATTCCCGGAGAAATCACACTCCAGGACCTTCTCAGAACACCCAGCAAGAAATGGAACGTAATCCAAGGGCCCACACTTGTAGGCCATCTTTACGCGATGGGGTCCAGGCATGACCTGCATGCCATGGTCCATGCGTTTCATTAACTCCTCGAACATGGGTCCGCTGAGCGCATTGTAAACGTCCGTGCCTTTGTATATGACACGGGGGGCCCAATTCGGCTTGTGCGCCACGAGTAAGGCTTCCACCTTAACGAAAATCTGCTTATGCGAGTAAGCATGCAGACTGCTCGTGGAAAAATTGGCACAAGCCGCGACCATGCGGCTCTGCTTCTCCGGAGTGAACTTGGCGTTCCATGAAGTAAATAGCTCTTCAGTCCAGTCAAAAGATTGATACTGCTTCGGAGCTATGCGATTAATGAATGTTAGGGCACCTTGGATTACCTTCGGAGTAGCCCTATCCGAACAATGATAGTTGCAGCGTTTACGAAATGCTGCCAAAAAATTGCGGTACCCATTATCGGGAACCACGGGATGGAGTCCCGCAAGCAAGGGACCACCGGTGACCTCGCAGAGAGGCTCACTCTCGATGTTGGCCGGTAACGAAAATTTCGCTTTGATGTAGCGATTCGGCGTCAACAGGGCATTGGCCTGAGAGTGATATGCCTTCACCTCGGGTGTCCGGACATTGCGGCGGGAAGACTTTACATGCTGGTGGGGGTGTATGGTGGTGGTGGGCGGTGTTGGTGATGGTGGTGGTGTTGATGTGGTTGTTGGTGGTGTTGATGTGGTTGTTGGAG